AGCATCATTGCCCCCTTGCGCGTGCGATTGCTTCGCGTGCGTTGCCCAATAATTCCTGTAGCAATGGCTCATTACCAGTTTGTGGATGGATGGCGTCCAATGCTTTCAGCGCGGCCAAAATGTCAGGCGCGGCGGCTATTAGCGCGGCGTTGCAATCAGATTCGCGTGCTGATATTGCTCCTGACAGCAGCACGTTTGATTCTGTTCCGCTGAATACTCGCGCAATCATCTTGTCATTGTCTGCGCTGAATATCTCGCATCCTGCTACATTCCACGGTCCCGATGTATGTGCTTTCATGCCTGCCCCCTTGCGCGTGCGATTGCTGCATTAACAGCGTCTAACCATTCGCCTACAAAATGCGCTTCTTTGTCTGCCGGTAAGAATGGCAACGCTGTACGCAATGCTTTTTGCGCACCTTCCAGCGCGTCCAGCAGATCGGCGTTTATGTCCCTGATACGCGAATATTCAATCAGCGCATTAGCTGTCACTTGTTTTGCGCTTTCTAGTTCATTGCGCATGATTCTGAATTCTGCCTCGTAAGAATCTCGAACCATCGGCGTCGATTGCTTTCCCATGCTGCCCCCTAGTGAGTTAAATTCCATTCCACATTCTTTCCTTGTGCATTCGCAAGGCTTACGGCATTCGGCCAACGTCCCGAATTGGTAGCAAACTGTTCCCATATCAGCCCCCTAGTGAGTTAAGTAATACGCGATCAACCAAGCCGCCAGCAGCAACGCACGGATGGCGTCGGCGCGGCGGATTTGATTAGACTGTTTCATTGTAATGACCAGCCCAATGTCCCCAACAAATTACGCAACCGCAATGCTTCTTTCTGCTTGTCCGTCATTGGCAGATCAACCCATGCTCCAGAAGCGCCAATCAGAAAGCACGCATTCCCTTCGTATGTGTGAAAACTAGTAGTTCCATCTGGCAAATCATTGCCAAAAACATCCTCTAATGCCTGCTTGATCATATTCATCATTCCCCCTGAATTAGCTAGCTGCGGATTTGCTCGGATTGCTTCATGCTGCTATGCGCCGTTTCAGCCTATCCATGCGGATAGATGTGGCAACCATATCGCGCAGGATTTTACCTTCCTTGTTACGGTATCCCGGCAATGCGCGAAACCCCATCAGCACGGTATGCGCCGCGCTGCCTGAACTGATAGCGATTGAATCGCCTTCAATGCCAATCATCTTTTTGGCGCGGTTAAAAGTTTCGACCTGAACCACGTAAACCGGGCGTTTCTTCCATTCGTCAAATGTCATGATTAGGCCGCTTTCGATTCGATACCGCGAATGAATGCGTGCATCCGATCAGCCAATTCACGCTTTGCAATGTGACCGCATCCAAGCGTGTCATACACTCCGCCTCCATCGCTCATCATTTGATGTAGGGAATACCCGCCATATGCACCTGACAAATGGTAATTGCCGATGTTCGCGTGAATCTTGCCATCCTCGCCTTTTGTCCATGGCTCGGCAGGCGTACCCATAAGCCGATTGATACGGTCAACGATAGCCTGCAAATGCTTAACGGTAATTCTGTCCATGATATTGCCCCTGTTATTGCGCGGCCCCTGCCGCTGATTGATATGGTACTCGGAATAGCTAGCTTGTCAAGTGTTATTCGCTAACACACATAATTTGCTGATATGGCCCGTCTGCGTCTTTCCGCTTGACCATATACAGCGCGTGCACTCCATCCGACACTTCAACCTCGCGGCCAATGAATGAAACGCCAGCCTTGTATTTTCCCCCGTCATACTTGCCATGATTCAGCGTCTTTCCGTTGACTGGCTGAAACAGGCTATTAACAAGAATCTTGTCCGCTTGTGCTTTGGTGCCGATGGTGAGAATTTTGCTCATGTTGCGCCCCTAGTGGTTAGTGAGACTGTTTGCCCTGATTACCTACACGCAGAAACCATGCCTAGCTAGTTAACGGGCTAAACAAACCCAAACCTAGCCAATGTGCCCAAATGCGTCACACCAAACACGGCACAATGTGACGTAAATGGGCACTTTTCAAATTACATGCCAGTCTGCGCAGATACCAGCGAATCATAATAAGCCTGCTCATCCGCGCCCCAATGCTTGACCTGTGCCTTGATCTCATCCAGCGACAAAGGCGGATCGCCCATAACGCCCTCGCGTATATCATAGGCCCGCCCGCGTTGCTGGCTGTTCCTCGGCCACGGATCAAGCGCGCCATCGACCACCTTGCCAACTACAAACGACTGGTAATAACGCCACGCAAGCCCATTCCAGCCATCTGGAGCCATTAACCATCGGTCGCCCATCTTGCAATTGCCCGCCTTGTCATAAACGCCGCCCGCTGCATGATGCTCGGAAATGGTTTGCTTCAATCCCTCGCTAATCATCTCGCCAAGCTGCGCAACATTGCCCGCTTCCAACGCTTCCACATCCTTTTTGCGCTGTTGCGCTGCATCCATCGCCGCCTTAGCCTTGACCGGATCAAACACTAGCTTAGGCCCAGGCTTCAACGGCGCAGGCAATGGCGTATCGGCAGGGATCGCCCACACTCCGCCCGCCTTGAATGCGCCATCAATTCGTCCCGAATGGCACAAACTGATAACCCATTGCTTCGTTCGATTGTGCTTCTGCGCATACTCCAATGCTGTCAGATATTGTGTATCCATCTTGCCATCCTTTCTGATAACTACATTGAGAAGTGAAACCATAAGTGAATGATAGCATAACGCGTCTGTGCAGTATCGGATGACATATGGTGGTATCAAGACAATCATCCTTGAAACCGCGTCTGGATCGCGCAGGAGAGTAATATTGGTTCATAGTATATAGGTATAACTACCCATATTTCTCTGTTTCCCTTGCTCAAATCTTCCCACTCTCACTAGAGCCAATTCCCACAGACGCGATTGCACAGATTATATTTACACCTATTGCATGGATGACGGACAACGCATGACCATTGCCGGGCAGATTGTCCAGACAAGCGCAGACAGTCGAGCACGGCGCAGCTATTCGGCCAGTCATTGAGCCATGCTGCATCGCAATAGTTGCGCAACGGATGTTATGTTAAATGCTGTCGGGTTATCGACGCTGGCTCATGCGGTTGTGCGACAGTGCCCTCGTTAGTGCTTACTCACGCGATTATGTTAAATGTCAGGATTGGAGTTGGTCTAGGGCTAAGACTTGGACTAGGGGGGCATGTTCTCTCCCCGGGCGGGCAAGGGGCAATCTGTGTGTGTATATCCCTCCCCCGCACTATTTGCCCAAAATAGGTGGTCGTGCTAGTGTGCGCTAACTTGGAGATTGGGGTTGCAGATGCCTTATTGCAAAGCGGTGTTGACCTGCTTTACGTGGAGATGCTGATGGAGAAGAACGCAGACGAGCAGGCAGTGGCGCGTAATGCGGCGAGGGGTGCGATGAGGGCTGAGAGGGCTGCGCGTCGTGAGGCTGTGTCTGCGGTGGGTGGTATGCCTGGCAAGTTGGGTCGCAAGGCGGTGGTGATGTTGATGGGTGAGGAGCGGTTTGGTGAGTTGGTGGAGGAGAAGGGAGGGGAGGAGGGGTTTATGAGGTTTTTGTGTGCGCAGGTATCGAGTGGGGTGAGTGGGCGGGTGGTGTGTGAGCACTATGGGGTGGAGTATGGGTTGTTGGGGTCGTGGTTGTCTGAAGATGCGGTTAGGCTGGAGCGGTATTACCGGGCGCAATCGTGGGCGGCGGAGGGTTTGGTGGAAGGGGCGTTGGATGAGGCGTGGGGGGATGGGTTGGATGTGGTGCGGAGTAAGCTGAGGGTAGATACGAACATGAGGGTGGCGGGGAAGTGGAACCGGGCGCGGTTTGGGGATAAGGTGGAGGTGGAAGCGAGGAGTGCGCCGGTGATTAACTTTGTGATGGGGGAGGGGAGTGCTGTGGTGGTGGGGCCAGCTTTGCCTTCTGCTGAGCGGGTTTTGGTTGGTGAGGCGGTTGAGCAAGTGATTGAGCCTGAGATGGATGATCCGCTGTAATGGATATTGTTCTGCAGCCGAAGCAGCAGATAGCGTTCACGACTGAGGCGACGGAGGTATTGTATGGGGGGGCAGTAGGGGGGGGGAAGTCGGTATTGCTGAGGTCGTCGGCTATTCGGTGGTGTCTGGAGGTGCCGGGGATACAGGTGTACTTGTTCCGGCGTACTCTGAGGGATTTGCGGGATAACCATTTGAGGGGGCCGATGTCGTTCTTTTACATGCTTGGCGAGTTGATGAAGTCGGGGCATGTGAAGTACAAAAGCGTAGAAAACGAGTTTGTGTTCTGGAATGGCTCATACCTACACTTGTGTTATTGCGATAGTGAAAACGATGTTGAGAACTATCGTGGCAGTGAAATGCATGTATTAGCGATTGATGAACTAACGCATTTTTCTGAATTTCAATACAGGTTTTTACGTGGCCGCGTTCGTTTGGCTGGTCTTGATATACCAGATAAATATAAGCAAAAACTTCCAAGGATTGAGGCTGGATCAAATCCGGGGTCTGTAGGTCATGCTTGGGTAAAAAGAACTTTTGTCGCTCCTAAACCAGAGTTTGAGAAGTGGCATACTCCACCAGAAGAAGGTGGGATGCTTCGACAATTTATACCTGCAAAGCTGGCTGATAATTCAAATTTGTTACGCGATGACCCTAAGTATGCGGATCGAGTTCGCGGTCTAGGGGGGGATCACTTGGTTCGCGCAATGCTTGATGGCGATTGGAATATTGTAGCTGGACAAGCCTATGAAAAATTGAATGTGCAGACCCATGGACTTGAACCATTTGAAATTCCTAAAGACTGGGCATTATTCAGGAGTATGGACTGGGGTTCTTCGCATCCATTTTCTGTAGGTTGGTGGGCAGTTGTATCGGAAGATACGTATGTTCATCCAGAAAAAGGGATAGTGACTGGAAATGTCACTGGCGCAAAGAAACTTAGAAGGGGAGCAATTGTTCGTTATAGAGAATGGTATGGTTGGAATGGTCAACCAGATAAGGGGTTGCGTCTTGAGGCAGCAGAAGTAGCAAGAGGAATTGTTTTAAGGTCAGAGGGTGAAAAATACGGTTATACCGTTGCAGACTCTGCAATGTGGACTGTTGACGGTGCGCCATCAATAGCAGAAACATTCTTGAATAACGGAGTCGTTTTAAGGAAAGCCATCAAAGGGCCAAACTCTAGGCACGTAGGATATGCAGAAGTTAGGTCTAGGATTGCTGGTGACGAAGATGGTCCAATGTTGTACGCATTTAAAACTTGTCATGCTGGATTCTGGCGGACAATGCCTGATTTAGTCCTTGATGATAGCAAATATGGAGTAAACTCAGAGAGTGTGGAAACCTCTCAGGAGGACCATGTAAGCGATGAAGTTATGTATTACTGCACTAGCAGGCCATGGATACGATCCATTGAAGTAGCGCGAGAAAAACCGGATAGATGGTCAAGAGCATTTGCAAGGGATGAACTTGCTGCTAATGATTGGAAAACTATATGAAATCAATGATAGAGCGTTTTGAAGAAAAATACGTAAAAATTGCTGGAGTAGATTGCTGGATATGGACTGGTGCTAGACATACATTTGGATATGGGAATTTTTGGACTGGCAAAAAGTATGATGTTGCACATAGAGTTTCATATGCACTGTATGTTGGAGAAATTCCACAAGGAATGAATGTATTACATAAATGTGATAATCCATCATGCATTAGGCCAGATCATCTTTTTATCGGGACAGATCAAGATAACATCTACGACAAGTGTATGAAAGGTAGGGCCAGAGGTCCAAAGATGGTTGGCGAGAAAAATCCTTCTTCAAAAATTTCATCAGAAATTGTTTTGCTGATAAGAGCAGATAAAAGAGCGCATAGAGTTATTTGTAATGATTATGGAATAAGTAAAACGCAGGTTGGAAGAATCAAACGAAACGAATCTTGGGCATAGGAGCCTTTTAAATGGCTACAAAAAATAAATCCGCACAGACTGTTGATGTTTCAACAATTGGTGAAGTCCAAGATGATGAACATGCAAAACTAATCCGATGGGTCAATGAAGCAGACGATACAACTCTTGACTCGCAGGAAGTTAGTAAGAGATGCCGTGATTACTATAATTCAAATCAATGGACGAGTGAAGAAAGAGCAAGATTAAAAAAACAGAAGCAAGCGGCTACAACAATCAATCGCATCAAGCCAAAGATGGACGCGCTGATGGGGATGGAGAAAGCGGCAAAGACGACAGCGAAGGCGTATCCAAGGACTCCGAAGCATGAGAAGGGGGCTGAAGCGTGTACCGAGGGGATACGCTTTGTGCTGCAAGACAACAACTTTGACCAATCGCGTTCTGCGTGTTGGGAAAACCTGCTGATTGAAGGCTCTTGCGGAGCCGAGATTATTGTTCGTCCGAACAAGGATGAGGGATACAAGATCATCATCAATCATCTGATGTGGGACAGGCTGATTTATGACCCGCATTCAAGGCGCAAGGACTTCTCTGATGCGCGGTTTTTGGGTCAAGTCGTGTGGATGGACTACGACGAAGCCGTTGCCATGTATCCGGATGCAAAAGACGTGCTGGAAACCATGCAAAACGGGTCTAGCACGTATGAGGATCAGCCGCGCTGGATGGATAATACGCGGCGCAGGGTCAAGATTGTCGAGTTGTACTATCGCAAGTCCAATGGCGAAGTGTTTTATGCCTGCTTTACCTATGGCGGGTACTGCGTCAAGCCGAAAATCTCTCCCTATATCAATGAAGAAGGTGAAACTGAGTGGCCGTATGAGTTTGCGTCCACTTTCGTAACCCGCGAAGGAGGTCGTTACGGTGCGGTTATGCAGTTGCTTGACGTGCAGGACGAAATCAACAAGCGCAGGTCCAAAGCACTGCACTTGATGAGCGTTCGTCAGGTGCGCGGTGAACGTGGAGCTGTTGAGGACGTGAATAAAGCGCGTGCTGAACTAGCTAAACCGGACGGATACATTGAAACAACGCCGGGAATGGAGTTTGAAATCCTGAAAACAGGCGATATGGCGGCGGCGCAGTTCAATCTGCTTACTGAGGCGAAGAACGAGATTGATGCGGTTGGAGCCAATGCTGCTGTGCAGGGCAAGGAGAGCGGAAATATGTCTGGCGTTGCACTACGCCAGCGACAACAAGCGGGGCAGACTGAAATCGGGCCAATGTTCGACGTATTGCGCTACTGGCAGCTTCGTGTATTCAGGAAAGTGTGGAATCGCATCCGTCAATACTGGAAATCAGAAATGTGGATTCGCGTTACGGACGACGAGACTAATTTGCGTTGGGTTGGTCTGAATAAGCCGATGACTCGCGGTGAGCAAATGCTGGAACAGGCCAAACAGCAGGGTATTCCTGATCAACAATTGCAGATATTGCAGCAACAGATCGCGCAAGAGCCGGCCATGCAGGAGGTCGTATCAAAAGAGAACGATATTGCCAATCTGGATATGGATATCATCATTACCGAGGTTCCTGATGTATTGAACGCGCAGATCGAGGATTTTCAGGTGCTTGGAGAGATGGTCAAATCGGGCTTTCCGATGCCGCCGCTTGCGGTGATTGAAGCATCGCCCTTATCCAACAAGGACAAGATCATCCGCATGATGAAGGAGCAACCGCAAGTCAGTCCTGAGCAGCAAAAGCAGATGGAAGCGATGCAAAAGCAGATGCAGGACTTGCAACAGCAGGCGCAGAAATTGGCGCAGGAGAACCAGTCATTGAAATCCGGCCAGCAGGAAGCGCAGATGAAGATTCAGGCCGATGCGGCTGAGGCTCAAGCTAAACTTTCCGCAAAGCAACAAGAAGCAATGGCCGAGTTGGAACTGAAGCGGAAGGTACAGGCGGCAGAACTGGCATTGGAGCGTGAACGAGTTGAAGCACAAATTGCATTAAATGAACGTGTTGCGATGGCAAATATCCATTTGAAAAAGATAGAACTGGATATGAAGGAAGATGCAAAGGAGACGGAAACGGATGGTGCAATGCAATGAAAATAGTGTTGGCGCATGGCTGTTTTGACATACTGCACTATGGACATTTACAATACCTGAAATCAGCAAAAAGACTAGGGGACTTTTTGATTGTATCGGTCACAGCAGACAAGTTTGTGAACAAGGGGCCGGGCAGACCTGTATTCACCTTGCGACAACGCATGGAGATGCTCAAAGCACTCCGGTTTGTCGATCAGGTCATCCCATCCAATGCGCCGACTCCAGAGAAGATCATCAAGCTGTGGAAGCCGCATATTTACGTCAAGGGCATCGAATACAAGGGTCGCCTACCTGAACAAGCATTAGTTGAATCACTAGGGGGTAAAGTGCATTTCACCAATGACGTTGTTTACTCGTCAACGGCTCTATGCTCGAAACTATAGAGTCTTGCAGTGAGTTGTCGGTTGTATTCATCGGGGACACAATCTATGACGAATACCACTATGTTGAGCCGCTTGGGAAAAGCCCGAAAGAAAACATCGTACCGACACGATATGTCAATTGCGAGAAATTCATTGGCGGAACGGACGCAGCCGCCAATCACGCAAGATCATTTTGCAAAAGGGTTACGGTTTGCTCTGGCGGAACGCCAGTTAGAAAAGTGCGGATGGTGGACAAAACCTACTTTCGCAAACTGTTTGAAGTCCACTACGAAGGAAAAGAACTCTCGGTAAAGCCATTTGATGTAGCCGACATTACTGTTATCACAGACTTTGGGCATGGATTTATTACAAAGCAGATGATTCCCGATCTGGTCCATAATCAGTTTGTTGCAGTCAATGCGCAGACGAACTCATCAAACATCGGGTTCAATCTCATCACAAAGTATCCCACTGCCGACTATGCAGTGATTGACGAGCCAGAGGCACGACTGGCTGCGCAGGATAGGGATTCACCAATACAAGACGTATTGATACGGTTGGCAAAAAACAGATTCTCCAAGATGATTATCACGCTTGGGAAGAATGGCGCGATTGGGTGGTCTGAGAAAGATGGCCTAGCGTACTCGAAAGCCTATACGGACAAGGTTATCGATACGATGGGAGCTGGAGATGCCTTCTTTGCCGTGACAGCGCCGATGGCAAAGCATGGTTCGATTAAAGACCTGATCAAGATTGGCAATGCAGCGGGTGCATTGAAAACGCAGATAGTCGGGCATCGTTCGTCGGTGACGAAAAAAGAACTTATCCAGTTCATCAAGGACAATCCGTGAACCTATCCGAGTATCTGCACAATGCGCAGAGGGTTTATATCATAGGAAATGGTGGAAGCTACGCCAATTGCTTCCATATGTGCAATGACTTCCTGTCGTGCGGAATCCGTGCATACTCGATAGACCCTGCAACATTGAGCGCATTTGCCAATGACTACGGATATGAAAACGCTTATGCAAAATGGCTGTCTGTCGTTGGTGAAGAGGGCGATTTGCTGATTGCCATGTCAGGGAGCGGTAAATCGCAGAACATACTGAATGCCATTGATAAGGCTATGACATTAGGTATGAACATCGTGACGATATTTGGAAACGAAAGGGGTGAGGACATGCAACAGGCAGAAGAAGCACAGTTGAGCATTGGGCATACCGTACTGCGCAGCATGGGGAAAAAGCAATGAGAATACTTCTGACTGGCGCATGCGGATATGTTGGCTCTGTATTGCTAAACAAGCTATTGATGGCAGGGCATTACGTTGAGGCCATCGACAAGCAGTGGTTCGGGAACCATACCGGATTGCCTATTGACCCGGTTGATTACCAAGAGCATCAGTTCAAGGACATTGATACCGTCATCCATCTTGCAGCCATAGCCAATGACCCGACTGGAGATCTTGACCCTAAATTGACGTGGGAAACCAATGCGCTTGGAACGATGGAACTAGCTGATAGAGCGGTCAAGTCTGGAGTAAAGCAGTTTATCTATGCCAGTTCAGGAAGTGTCTATGGAGTCAGCAAAGACGACCAAGTAACGGAAGAATCGGAACTATTCCCACTATCCGAGTACAACAAGACGAAGATGGTTGCCGAGCGGTGCGTGCTATCCTATTCGGACAAGATGGCAGTACAGATACTGCGGCCAGCTACGGTATGCGGGTTATCTCCTCGCATGCGCCTTGATGTAGCGGTCAATCTGCTGACCATGCAGGCGTTGGAGAAAAAGGAAATAACGGTATTGGGCGGTGGTCAATATAGGCCCAATATCCATATCGAGGACATGACCGATCTCTATATGTTCATGCTGGACAAGCCGGAATTAACTGGAATATACAATGCCGGATTTGAGAACCTGACAATTATCAGCATTGCCAAGGTCATTGCAGAGCGATTGAAAGTGGATATTGTTGTTAAAGAATCCAATGATCCGCGCTCGTATAGGATGAACTCCGAGAAATTGCTGAACGTCGGATTCAGGCCAAAACGAACGGTTAAGATGGCAATTGTCGAGATGATTCAGGCATACAACCAAGGGAAACTGAAAGATAACCCAAAATCATACAATCTACGCTGGATGAAGGTGGCCGCATGAACTTCACAGAACGACTGATAGCGTTTGAGAAGCGTCTGCAGGCGGATATGAACAATATACACAATCCTACGCATCTGTGTTTGGGGCAGGAGGAAGTGCCGCAAGCCATGTATGACAACCTGAAGCCTGAAGATTGGGTCTTTTCAACTCATCGCGCTCATGGTCATGCGTTGGCAAAGGGCGTGGATGAGCAGGAACTTTGGGACGAGATACATGGATACAAGTCTGGTCTTAACGGTGGATTCTCGGGTTCACAAGGGTTCAGTGACCCTAAGCGGAATTTCTACTGCACTGCCATCGTTGGCGGACTTGTTGGTGTTGCTACTGGTGTTGCCTATGCTCTCAAACTCGAACGATCATCCGCTATGGTGGTTTGCTGCATTGGCGATGCGGGAACGGAACAAGGTGTATTTTGGGAGTCTATTAACTTCGCAGCACTGCATCAGTTGCCCATTGCATATATCTGCGAGAACAACGGCAAATCGGTTGATGCACTGATTAGCGAACGGCAGGCTACGGCAATAACGCCTAGAGTCAAGGCATTCGGGATTTCCATTGGAAGCAGTGTTGAGTCAGCCATTCGATTTGCGCGAGATGGGATTCCATCGTTCTATGAGGCCAAGACGTTGCTTAAGTGTGACCACTTGAATATGTCTGTTTTACTTCCTACGGTGGATTACGCATGAAATCAAACTCAGACAACGCGGCGAGAGCGCCAGATACCTTTGCAGGTAGTATCAATCGAGCATTGGATGAATGCCTGCAAGCAGATGGAGATGTACTGGTCGGTGGGCAATTGGTGAAGTATGGAGTAGCTGGCCTGACGACCGGGCTATATGCAAAATATCCAAAGCAGTTTGTTACTTATAGCGTATCCGAGTCGCTGATGAACTCTGCGGCGATGGGACTAGCGATGGCTGGCAAGCGACCTGTCACGCTACACGTTCGTATGGACTTCCTGCTATCCGGCATGGACGCGCTATTCAACCAGATTCCGACTGCGGTGAAGAAGGGCTACAAGCTACCCTGCACGTTCATCTGTCAGGTCGGCAAGGGGATGGGACAGGGCAGTATGCATTCGAAAGACTTGTCTATTTGGTTCCAACGGTTCGAAGGCTGGAAGGTCTGCATCCCTGAAAGCCCGACGCAGGCTTACGAAATGCTCAAGGAGTCGATCTTCGGTGATGTGCCTGTGATGTACGTCGCGCATCGTGAGTTGTTTGATCTACCGGATGGGAAGAAAATTGTGACGCCTGAATATATCAGGCTGTGTGGCGCATCTCCAGAGCATGAAAGGGAGTTCTATGAGAACGCCTAGCGAAATAATTAAACTCGCAATAAACAAAGGTTATGAGGCGTCTGTAGAAAACAAGATTCCAGACATGATAGATGTGTCTCTTGATGAATACACTTCGCTTTATAGGACGTTGGTTCATTCTATAAAAGATAGTGAAAAATGGTCAAAATTTCCTATGATTAACGGAATACCATTGAAAGTATTAAATGACTAAAAATTATGAAATAAGTTTGGTGACTGATGTAATGGAGTGTGGAACACAAATAGGGCTTGCAATCCAAGTCATAGAGGACAATGACATTATCTATCGTCAAGGAGTTGTTTTTAATAAAAGAAAAAACCCATTGTTTGTAGCTGACGGTTTAAGAATGTTAGCAAAAATGATAGAAGAAAAATATGGCACTGACGCCGCTAGTCACTGAATATCTCGTCCCGTTGTTGAAGGACGGGATGAAGATAGCCTCTATGGGCTATCCAGACATTGTTGCGTCCGAGTTTGCTGTTGAACTTTGGTTAAATGGTCGGCAATGTGAGTATCGAGATGATGCAGCCAAGATTTGCAAATGGCATGGAATGCCATTGCAACGTATACCAGAAGCTAAGTCGTTTTTTGCGGCATTCGGCGTTCATCTTGACGTATTTGACCTATATCAAACCCGTGGTGATGAGATTCTGTGCGATCTAAATTATCCGTGGGAAGATAATAATTACGATACCAATCACAACGATTTAGGAAAATATGACTTTGTGCTTGACGTTGGAACACTAGAGCATTGTTTTAACATTGCGCAAGCTGCCAAAAACATGGCCGGACTGCTTAATAAAAATGGGATTGTCGTCCATAGCAATCCGTTCTCAATGGGGAATCATGGATTTTATGGATTGAATCCAACGTGGTTCCATGACTTTTACATGCAGGATGGGCTTGAGTTGATATGGTGTTTCCTGATGGAAAAAGGCAGTGATCAAGCCATCCGGGTTCCAATGACAAAGCGATTTGATTGCAAAACAGACAAGGAATTGAACATATTTGCTGCGGCAAGACGGACTGAGATATTGCCAATCAAGTACCCGCAACAAACAAAATACGTAGCACTGGCCGCCGCAGGAAACCGGGCGTAGGAGAGAACCGTGGCTGAAAACATGAGTTTGGATAGCATTTTGGACGAAACGCCGCAGCCGGTAGAACAGGCACCGGAACAGCAACAAGAACAGGCACCACTTGACGAACGTTCGCCAAAGGTCATCCTACGGGAGAAGGAGCAGACTGCGCGGGAAGAAGGCAAATTTGAGCAAAAAGAGCCTGAAACGCCAGTAGAGGCAAAGGTTGAAGAAAAGCCCAAGGCACCTGAACAGCAGGAAATGACCCCTAAGGAACGGGCATTGCTTGCAGCGGCCACAGATGAGCGCAAGAAGCGTCAGGAGCTTGAGGCAAGGCTGGCGGCGCTGGAGAAGCCGAAAGAGGCTCCAAAGCAGTTCTTTGACGATCCTGAGGGTGTTATTAAGAACCTTGAACAACGGATTGAAGGCGTCGCACTCAATACCCGCCTGAACACTGCCGAAACGATAGCCAGATCGAAATACGCTGATTTTGATGAAAAGGTCGCTGTATTTGCTGAAATCGTGCAGCAGAACCCCGGCATTCAGTCGCAGTGGCTCAACTCACCTGATCCAGCCGAATTTGCCTACAAGTTGGCTAAAAATCATCAAGAAATTCAACAGCTTGGTAGCCTTGATGCAGTTAGGGCCAAGATGGAAACGGACATCAGAGCTAAGGTCAAGGCTGAACTGGAGGCGGAATACAAGGCCAAGACTGAACAAACGGCAAAGGAACGGGCGGCACTAACGCCTAGCCTGTCTGATGCGCGAGGAACTGCGGTCAACCGTCCTGTCTGGGCTGGTCCGACTTCGCTGGATGACATACTGAAGTGAGTAGTTATTGACTTTTGGTGGCGTAGTGTTATAACTACGCCATCGGAGCCGCCATCCTGAAGGGCGAGCAAGGCTGTAGTACCTCTAGTGCAATGCTAGACAGCCGCCATGTTTAAGGGCGATTCAACTGACGCCGAGTTACGGGCGAACTGTAGTGAACCCCTTTCAATTAAACATGGAGGCCATTTATGGCTCAGACCTACGCAGCTTCCGGTCTAACGCCTCAGCTTTGGGATGATCAATTCTTTCGTGATTATGTGCGGGCAAGCCGATACAAAAGGTATTTTGGCACAGACGAAGCGGCGATCTTCCAACTCAAAGAGGATTTGACCAAACGCAAAGGCGACTCGGTTACCTTTGCTCTCGTCAACGAACTGACCGGCAATGGCGTGACTGGCAACAACACGCTGAAAGGTAACGAAGAGCGCCTCGGTTCCCGTTCACACAAACTGACTGTTGACGTACTGCGCCACGCAGTAGCGGTTGACGATTGGGACGTGCAGAAATCGGTTATTGACCTTCGCAATGCTGCCAAGACGCAACTGCGCGAATGGGCAATGAAGAAACTGCGCGATGCCTGTACCGATGCTCTCGGTCAGATTGATGGCGTGAACTTCTCGGCTTCGACTGCCGCTCAACGCAACACTTGGACAGCGAATAACCAAGACCGCGTTCTGTTCGGGCTGGCGACTTCCAACTACAACGCGACGTTTGCGACTGCGGTGGGTGGTCTTTCCTCTGGTGAGCAATGTACGCCGAATGCCCTCTCGCTGATGAAGCGGATGGCGCAGGCTGCATCTCCGAAGATCAAGCCGGTATATGTCAAGGAAATGGACCAAGAGTGGTACGTTGTTTTCGTCAATCCGCAATCTTGGCGCGATCTGACTGAGGACAATCCGACTACGAACGTCCTGACGTTGGCAAACCGCGACGCCCGTATCCGTGGCGTTGACAACCCGCTCTTTACTGGCGATTCGCTGGTTTGGGACGGTATGATTATCCGTGAAATCCCTGAGATTGGCGCAATCGACGTATCCGGCTCTGCTGGTGCGCGTGTTGCTCCGGTGTATCTCTGCGGTGCACAAGCTGTGGGCTTGGCTTGGGCGCAACGGACCAAGAGCACGACTGATACTGATGACTACGAGTTCTTGCATGGCGTAGGCGTTCAGGAAATCCGTCGTATTGAAAAACTGCGGTTCGGCACTGCTGCTGGAGCGGACACCACGACCCCGAAAGATCACGGGATTGTGACTGGCTTCTTCGCTGCTGCTGCGGACTAGGGAGGCTAATATGGCTACTTATACCGCGACGGAAGCACAAGCAGGAATCCAGCCGAAAGGCTTGCGAGTCGGACTTGTTGCTGTTACTTCTCTGTACTCGTTGGGTAGTGGTTCGGTTGGAACGACTGTGCAAATGGTCAAGGTTCCGGCTGGCGCTACGCCCGTCTATGGCGCTGTTGGTACGAGCCATGTCGGGCAACTGACGGTGCAGGTTGGTGATGGCATTGACCCTGACCGTTACTACACCGAAACGACGCTTTCGGCTGCAATGGGCATGGTGGCGTTCTATACCAATATGACGCCTGCTGGTCTGTACACGTACAGCCAAGATGACACGATCGACATTGTTGTGTCGCGTGTCTCTGTCTCAACGTTGGGCGGCGCGTTCTATCTGACGACTATCTTCAGCATGGACGTTTCCTAATGCAGTGACAATGGGCGGGGAAGGGCAACCTTCCCCGTTTTGACATGGACTTGTGGCAACAAGCAACTGCGCTCCATACAGAACAAAAATTCGCAGAAGCGGAACTGCTTTACGATCAATTACTCACACAGAATCCTACCAATGCTGGCCTTCTCGCCACACTTGGTACGCTGTACCTCCAAACTGGCAAATACGGGCTTGCCATCTGTCTTTTAGAACACGCTGTCAAATTGGGGATCAAGGCATCGGACGTTCTTTCCAATCTTGGTCTTGCCTATAAGTACACAGGGCAGAATGAGATTGCACTCAAGCATCTCAAGAAATCCATTACCGCCAATCCGAGCGGCGAAACCCTTGCGAACTATTCCGCTCTACTGATTGAAACTGGCGAAGATGAGAAATGCCGGTCTATCTGCAAACGAGCCATTGAACTGAGTCCAGAGCATCCTATTGCGCACTGGAACCTGTCCTTGTCTATGCTGGCAGATGGGCAGTTTGAGCAGGGGTGGGATGAATACGAATGGGGCTTGAAGGGCAGTGCCATGCGGGTTAATCGCAACATTGGCAATGTTCCTGAATGGGATGGGAAATCCAAGGGCAAGATTTGCATCTATGGTGAGCAGGGCATTGGCGACGAAATCATGTTCGCTTCAATGATCCCCGACTTGCTCAAGACGAATGAAGTAGTATTCGACTGCCATAAGCGGCTCAAGACGTTATTCCAGAATTCGTTTCCTAGCGTGAAGTGCTACGGGACGAGGGAAGATCAGCAACCGACTTGGCCTGCTGACGAACCGTTTGACTACAGACTTTCGATTGGTTCATTGGGCAAGTTCTACCGTCGCTCAATGGATGCGTTTACTGGGACACCGTATCTCAAGGCCGATGCTTTACCAAAGGGTAAGAAGTTCCGTGTAGGCATCTCTTGGACGGGAGGACTAAAGCAGGGTCGCATTCTCAAGCGTTCTGTCCCGCTCTCATGGTGGAAGTCTATCCTGAACGTGTCCGATGTTGAATTTGTGTCATTGCAATATACGGATGGCAAGGAAGAACTGGACTTGATGAAAACGCTTGGCTATCCGATCACAACGATGGATGAGTACGTCAAGGCAGAGGACTACAACGAGACTGCGCGGTTGGTTGCTTCCTGCGATCTGGTCATATCGGTCTGTACGTCAATTATCCACTTGGCAGGTGCGCTCGGCGTTCCGTGTTGGGTGATGACGCCTAAGAACCCCGCTTGGCGGTATCAGAATCAAGGGAAAATGCCGTGGTATCGGTCAGTCAGGCTCTATCGTCAACCAGATACAAAGCAAGACTCATGGATGCCGGTTATCCAGCAGATAGGTGCTGATCTTGATGAACTGGCAAATGCCAAGCAAAGGCAAGCAGCGTGAGCGACAACGAAATCCTGCTATACGACCTGTCAAATCGCCCAGCATCGTTTGACTTTGTAACATGCCTATCAACAGCAGTGGCAATGGGTTGCAAGCACGTTCGTTTTGTCACGGGTAAATGGAAGCCAAAGAACTATAGCATTTCGCAGGCTGAAGAACGGTTCGAGAGCATCGTTAAACCTGCTGTTGCGCTGTTTGGACTGGACTATTCAATTGGAGAGCGCAAAGGACTAGAGATTGACCATTTCTTCCACACTGCTACAGCGGTGCATAAGAACACAGGCAAGAACGGCAAGATACTGACTGAGTGCAAACGCGGTAATTATGTGACCGTTACGCTGCGAAAGAGCCGCAATCCTGAACGCGATTCAAAAGAGTTGGAGTGGCTAAAGTTTGCTGAACAGTGCGACAGAATGGTAGTCCTGATTCGTGATTACGAGGAACGGCCAATATCGCTTGAAGATCGCATGAAGCTGTACGCAGGCGCATATCTAAACATGATGGTTATCAATGGGCCTCTGACGCTATGTATCCATTCTGACGCACCATACGTATCCATGCGAACGATTGGTGACGAGCACTGTGGAAGTACCTCACCAAAGCACATGGCGCGGATCGGGATCACGGAAGGATTTCAGTTCCCGTGGGCTAGAGAAAACCAGCGATTGTCTTACCTAGACGATACCGCAGACAACATCATGGCCGAATACAAGGCGATGACTGAGCAAAGGATGGCCGCATGAAGTACGTATTCACAGAAGGTCCGTACAGAGAATTCCGTGGTTATGTGTTCGCTAACGGAAATCCCGTTACGATTACAGACCGTGGGACGTTGGAAGCAATCCAGAAAGACAACTCATTCAGGAGATACGATGAAGAAGTCCAAAGGCAAGAAACCCCCGAAGAAGTGCTAACCGATAGGCCGACACTGCACGTTGCAAAGCGGGGCTGGCCTGCTGGACGACCACGTAAATGACGACCACTTTCACAAGAACCCGCGAACAAATTGCGCAGATGGCATTGCGCAAACTGCGGGTATTGCCGGCAAATGGTGCTACGCCAACGAGTGCGCAATACACTATCCTGTATGAAGCCATTGACCTTCGGCTCAAGGAAATGCACAGGCTTGGTGTGTTCTGGCGCAAGGTTACGAATGTCCCCGTCACGTTTTCCCTGACTGGAAGCGTTGCCACGGCCAGTGCGGGTGCGGGTGACATTCTTTTTCCTCTGAATCTGACGTACAGCAATGGGACTAACGACGATCCGATCAAGATCATTGGCATCCATGAGTACGCGCAGATTGAGGATAAATCGCGTGGTGGAAATCCGACTAAGGCATTGTGGAAGGGTGGATCAGAGTTCATCTTCTACCCGATTCCTACCGCTAACGGCACAGCAAAACTGGTCTATGAAAAGATAGCCGACGACACGGCAGCGAGTACCGCGCCTGACGTTGACGTATCTATGATGCGCTGGTTGAAGGACATTATCGCCTATGACGTTGGCGATGACTTCGGACAGCCAGAGGACAGAATGGCGCGATTACAACGTGAAGCGGCCATTGCAGAACTGAACATTCGCCGGTTGGCAGTACAGCGGGTAGATATGTTGCCGGTTGCCGTTGACGACTTCGACTCCAACTATGGCTATCGCTACGAGACTGATTACGGATGGCGCAGATGAGCGACAAGTTCTGCAAAGACTGCAAGTTTGTCGCATTGGATGACCATAGCGATAAATTGGTATGTAACAACGAGAAAAACTTCGTTGAATTCTTTGATCAAGCTACGTATCTGGCAACGGGCATTAAAGAAAGCCCGCGCATGGTTAGGCGTGGAGCAACGGCAGCATCATTGAGAGCAGATCGTGGAGGCGCAATTAATCTAACGATATGCGGCCCTGATGCCGCTTGGTATATAGAGAAGGGATTGTAATGTCCAGCACCGCTTTCGTAAACGGCTCCACACTCTCAGACGCAGGATGGGCAAATGACGTAGATACTTTCGTGTATAGCCGCCTGACCTCTGTATCGGGGACAAATACCATTGTTGGTACTGGCCCTGTAAGCATGACAGCTTATGCGCTAGGGCAAAGGTTCACATTCATTCCGGCCGCTACCAATACCGGCGCGACGACACTGAATATCACTCCTAGCGGTGGTTCTGCGCTTGGGGCAAAAAATATCTACTTCAACGGAGCAGCATTGGCTGGTGGAGAGATTGTGCTAAATGTGCCTGTAGAAGTATTTTATGACGGTACACAGTTCAACATTATTGGGCCAACGTTAGACGAAACATATACAGCCGCGTCTGCTGCATGTACGGGTGCTATTACTCCAACTGTAATATGGAGCCTTCGCCGTTCTGGTAAAAATATCGTGTTGAAATTACCAGTAACTAACGGAACTGCTGGAGCATCTCCTAGTTTTTCTTATGGAACTGCTATACCGGCAAAATATCGTCCAACAGTAGATGCTCATTTTGCAGTACCGATGAAGAATAACGGAGCATATCAATCCTCCCCTGGGGCTATATTTATAGCATCCTCAACAGGAATTATAACTGGATATAGGCTAACTGACTTTGCAAGTAATTTTACTGCTGGAGCAAATGCTGGCGGTGATTATGAATGGCATGTTAGTTGGGCAATATAAATGTCTAGAAAATACCGCATACCATTGGCCGGCTCTTATAACACTAGGACGACAGAGACAAATGCTTTGTCGTCTGCCAGTGGCATTATTGGGCTTGGCATATGGGGTACATTTGTTTGGGGAGCATCAATACAGTCCACGGACAAAGATCAGCGGTATATCAACTGTTTTACAAAGACTGTCAACAATCCGTTCACCGGAACCAAGACACTGTATTGCGTGAAGCGTCCCGGATTTGGAGTTTTGAACACGCCGGAATCAGGAAGTATTGGGACTGCATTGTTAGTATGGACGGGTCAGGGTGCAGGAACGAAACTGATGACCGCGTTTGGCGGGACAAACTCAACGCTATATGACGGTACTACAAGCAAGGGATCAATAACAGGAAAAGCAACTCAGATAGCTGAAACTTTCGTATCTACTACTCCGACAATCCTTATTCCAAGTACTGATTCAACAGCTTGGTACTACGATAATGCTGTAACAGTAGCGGTAGCAACAAAGATCACAGATGGAGACTTCCCCGGCAATGCCGGATACACATTAGCGGGTGGGTTTGCCACGATGGATGGTTATAACTTCATCATGGATACAACCGGAAATATCTGGAATTCAGACCTGAACAGCGTGACCGCATGGACTGCTGCGAACTTCATTAACGCCAACTCTTACCCTGATCGTGGAATAGGCTGCATCCGGCAAAAAGATACGATCATGGCGTTTGGTACGGAATCAACGCAATTCTTCTACAACGCGGGAAATCCGACAGGTTCGCCATTGTCGCGGATTGAACCGAGGACGCTGCGGGTAGGCTGCATTGGCGCAGATGCCATCACGACGATTGAGGACATTGTTTTTTGGGCCGGTTCCAGTCCTCAAGGCGGAATACACGTATCCATGTATAGCGGTGCCGGATACAAGAAGATCAGTACGCCGGAGATTGAGGCAATCCTGATTCTGGCTGGTGCGGCCAACATCTCACTGACTTCCATTGAACTGTATGGCAGCAGTTTCGTCATCGTGAATGCTTCTAACGTGACGTTTGTTTATGGTCTTGAAGAAGGTGCGTGGAGCGAGTGGAATACGTCTGGCGGCAGACCTTGGTACAAGTGCGCTGGCGTATCGTCCGGAAGCACGCAGGTTATATACGCTATTAGCAATGTGCTGACGGGCGGAAAGGTCTATACGATTAATCCGTCTGCGATGGTCTATCAGGATGATGGCGTTACGTTCACGGCGAGGATTCAGTTATCCAAGCTAGGCGAAGGAGAAAGCCTAACGTTTTGGGAGGAATTGAACGTCATTGGCGATCAGAATACGGCGTCGTCAACCTTGACCGTGCAATTCTCTGATGACGATTATCAGTCGTGGAATACGGCTGGAACGGTTGATCTGGCTGACGAAGTGCGGAAACTAAGCGGATTGGGCGCTGCATATCGTCGGGCATGGGCGTTAGTTCACAGTGACAATGCACCAATGCGCCTTGAATCCATTTCAGGCCGACTGTCATGAACGAACTAGATGACATGAAACTGGATGATGCTGGATTTTCCTATAACGACCTATTAGGGAAAGACAAATGGACGGTATTTACACCGACATTTACCAGTTTGACAGTAGTTGGTGCAACGACCTACAAGGCGAGATATAGGCTAGTAGGCAAACTCTGTCAGTTTCAAGTCAGTTTATTGGCAGCGACTTCAATTGCATCCGTTGCAGGAACAACTTATTTGGCACTTCCGATGGCCTCCAGAGGACTTACAGGGTTGTTAGTAATGACTAACTCAACGACCAATATCGCTGTAGGATTAGGCCATATCGACGTGACCAATTCCAGAGCCTATCTGCCGACCCAAACGGCAAGCGGCAACACTTTCCAACTTTTTGGGGAATTCGAGGTCTGATATGGCTTGGCGACAAATGACGATTGAATCGGAAGCCGGGCCATATCAGGTCTGGATTGACGATCAGACAGGGCAGACAACGACGACCAATCCAGCGTTGGCCGGTGCTGGACTCGGCTATACGAACGAGATGCGCCAAGGTGCAGATGGCGGGATGATTGACACGCAACTTGTCAACAGCATTGGTGGCGTATCCCCTAACCAATTTCAGACACGGGTTAAGGCTGATGGACGACTTGAAACGCTGAACCCGACTACAGGACAGTGGGAAAAGACCTACCGCGCCCCGTTCGATATGGCGGGTGGCAATCAGTTTGTGCCGGAATCCATTGGCAAGCCGATTGGCGGGGCGTTCATTGAGTTCAATAAGCCGGCAGAGAATTCTGGCGGGTTTATGGAAGATTTCGTATTCCCGGCTGTGGTGGGCGGGATTGCTGGTGGCGGATTGCTTGGAATGGCTGGATTTGGGCCAATGGCGGCTGGAAGCGGATCATTAGGAAATATCGCATCTGGCAGCGGTGCATTTGGTGCGACAGAAGGGCTTGGAATGGCCGGTAGTTTTAATGGGCTTTCTGCCGGTGCCGTACCCCTTACTTCTGGCGCTGCGGGACTTGGCCTAACCGAAGCGGAATTAGCTGCGGCTGGCGCTGGACTTGGTAGCGGCATTGAAGGTGCTGCGATTGGCGCAGGGCCGGTTGCTGCTGGTTCTGGATTGGCTGGTCTTGGCGCGTCGGGAGTGGGAACTAGCGCAGCAACAAGTGCGGCTGGTGGTGCATTGTCCAAGATTCTCAACGGAACGGCCACATCCTCCGACTATCTGGACATTATTGGTCGTGCCGCTCCGGGGCTGCTAGGAGCCTACGCAAGCAATCAGCAGACCAATGCCATGACTGACCTTGCCAACAAGTTCAGCGAGTATGGCGCACCCTCTAGGGCGCGTTACGAGGCATCCATGACGCCGGGGTTCGACCCAACCAGCATTGCAGGCTATCAGGGCGCATTGGACACGGCTTCGCAGTCGATATTGCGGAAACTGTCGGCCCAGAATGGCAACCCGTTCGGCAATCCCGGTGGTCTGATCGAGGCGAACAAGCAGATTGTGGCCGGAACCGCACTCCCCGCCATCCAGCAGTACCAGAACCAGAACGCCAATACGGGTGGATTGGGCGCACTGGCAGCGGCCTATCCGTCCACTCAGCAGGCGGCTACTCAGTCGGGGGCCAATGTCTATAATGCGCTTGGGAGCGCGGTGGGCAATGTCGTGAATCCGCCCCAAACAGCATCCCAATCGCTTGCTGACATTTACAAGCTGATTAACTCAGGCATGAAGGCGGCTTAATCATGGCAGACCTTGGCGTATTGGCTCAAATTCCGGGATTGGCCGGATACCTGCAAACTCGGCAGATGAATGATGCGCAGAGTGCTCAGAACATGCAGGGTGCTCTTGGGCAAATGGGTATGCTTGCTCAAATTCAGGCTCGGCAAGAGGAAGCTAAACAAAGACAGATGGCTGCTCAGAGAGAGTCTCAAATGCGCGCTGAACTTGGTGCGCTTGGGCCTAATCCTTCACAGGATGCTGTACTTGGCATTACATCTAAATATGTTCCTGCCGCTGATCTTTTTAAAGGGACGCAATCTTCATTAGATCGGCAAGCAACGATTGCTGGTCAAAAAGAGATGAAAGATGCAACTCTTGCCCAAGCAGCGAAATTTGAACAGAATAAATTGGAACAGCAGGCACAATTTAAAGAAATGGAACATAACTGGAGGATGGGTCAGGCAAAAACAGACCAAGAACGGGTTGCAGAAACGGCTAGACACAATAGATCAATGGAAGGAATACAAGGACAGTTGCTTGCATTGAGGAAATCCGGCGTTGATGAAAAGAATACGAAGAAAGCCGACGCAGAAGAAAAGAAACAGAAAAGCCTTGAGGCTGCCGTTACTCAGGCAGATAGCGTATTGAAAGAAGTGGATGATGCTAAAAAACTTGTCAGCGGCAAAACATCAGGGTGGGGTGGATTATTGGCTAATTTGCCTTACACAGACGCCAGAAACCTAAGAGCAAAATTAGAGTCTGTTAAGGCAAATCTTGGATTTGATCGACTCCAACAGATGAGAAATGAATCGCCTACGGGCGGTGCGCTTGGTCAGGTCGCCGTGCAGGAATTGGTCGCCTTGCAATCCACTGTTGCATCATTAGATCAACTTCAAGAAGCCGGACAATTGACAGACGCATTAGATAAGGTTGAAAAGCATTATTCCAATTGGAAAAAGATCATGCAGAAAGCTGGTGGAACTAGCAGTTTTGCTCCTGCTCAACCAGTACAGAGCGGAGCAAGCGGCGGTTGGACTCCTGAAAAGGAATCTCGGTATCAGGAACTTCTAAGGAAGCAAAATGCCCCTAACTGAACAGGAGGAATTTGAACTTCTAAGCCTTGAGCGGGATAAATCTCAATTTGGCACGACCCAAGGCGGCGCGGCAACTGGAAACCCTGCACTAAGGTCGCAGGGAGATAAAGCCATTGGTCTATCTGGCAATCCTGAACCAATGAAGGAGATTGGTGCTGCCGGACTGTTGGGAGGTCTATTTGGCGCTGGTGGGCCAGAGATTCTAAGTGGGGCAAGTAAGGTAGTTGGAGCATTGCCGGGCGGTGCTGTAGCTGGTCGCGTGCTAGAAACGACTGCTGCCGGTCTTAGGAACGCAGGAAGAATAGCCCCTGCCATTGTTGGCGCACAATCTGGAGCATTAGGGGAGTCTGCTGGACAGATTGCCGAATCAATGGGCGCTCCTTTTTGGGCTGCTGAAGCGGCAAGATTTGCTGGTGGCGCAGTCGGTCCTGAACTAAACACGGTGGCGGTAGAGATCGTAAAAAACAAAGCCGGTATCCCGTGGGCAATCAATAAATTCCGTGAAGCAACCGGAAAGGAAATAAAACTTTCCGACGCTCAGAAAAAGTACCTTGAACAGCAAATAACGGAACTTTCTGGTGGCGCAACAAATGACAACCTTGAGCGCGTTGGAAGCATTATGGGCGCAGAGGGGAAGCGCCTATTGAGCGATGCTGATAGAAAAATGGCCGATGCTTTAATGACACAAAGCAAAGTTGGTGGCGTGTCTGGATACCCGTCGCAACCTGTCGATTTGTCCAGCATTGGGACGAAAATACGCGAAAAGGTTATCCCTCAATTCGAAGCAGCGGATGCGGCGCAAGATAGAGCATATAAAGCGACCGAAAAGATCAGGGATGATTTTGTAAACTCTAGGCAAAGTGCTGGACAATTTGTAAACCAATTGCCGGAATACAATGCGCTCATAGCGGAGTTGCGATCAGAGTTAGACAACTCTGCGGGAAAAAAGAATTCCGATGCTGTTCAAGCATCAATTCAAAAGATCATTGGTAGTCTGACAAACAAGGAAAAGGACGTTTTTGGTCAGGCAAAACCTATTAAGTTTGATGTTCTAGATCAGGAAAGACGCAATCTTGGTGAGGTATTTAAGGGGAAGCCACCAGAGGGATATGCCGGGATTGAAGCATCTAGAGCACGTGATTTGTACGGGAAAATCCGTGACATACAGATAGCGTATGCCGGTGGAGAAAATGGGCCACAAGCCAAACTGCTTGCAGACTATGCAGCCGATGTTCCCGGCCTTCAGAAGTTCACCTCAAAAATAGGGAAAAAGGTTACTGCACTTGACCAGTATAGAGAAGGGGTTTACGCAACAGACCCAAAAGACATACCTGCTGCGTTTTTCAAGTCAAAGCAATCATTTAAAGACCTAGTTTCTCTGACAGGAGACGCAAAAATAGCTAATGCCGCCGCTTTAGATTATGCAGACAAGCAACTAGCGGGTAAATCGGCTGATGACGTTCGAAAATGGCTTGGTGAGTCTGAGTGGATAGGAGATGCACCAATAGTCAGAAAACTAGTGGATAACTACGCATCTCGATTAGAGCAATCAGAAGCAGCGTTAAGAAGCGCAACAGATTATGCAAAGAAAGTAAAAGCAGATGCAAATATATTGTTGAAACAGTCATTGCCATCAAAGAAAGCATATGACTTGGTTGAATCAATGATGCGCGGTGAAACGCAAGCAATAGATTTGATTGCTCCAGTTGTTTCTAAGTCTCCTCAGGCAAAAAAACAACTTCTTGCAGCGGTTCAAAAAGTCATTTCTGAAAACGCAATTACTCAAACATCTGCGAAAAACACTCAAATACAATTTGAGCGCAATCTAAGGCCAACTCTTGAAAATATCGGTGCTGCGGATAAAGAATCTTTGGACTTTATATCTAAAAGGCTAGAAAACATTGCAAAAATGCAAGTGCCAGAACCTGAAAAGTTGGGCATGGCAAAAAGGCTATTGTTGCAAGGTGTTGTTGGATGGTCTGCGTCAACAGAAACATCAGGAGTTCCGTGGAGTAAAGCAGTAATGGTTCCTGAGTAACAACAAAACAATAACCAATAACAAGGCTTCAAATGGACCCGATAGGAATCCCGTTCATGATTGCATCTGTCGCTAATAATAAAGTAAACAAAACAAGGCTCATAGAATCGGTAATCACTGCGGTAGTATCGGGAGCATTGATTGCGATGGCCGGATACTATGTAGCATTCCCCGTATTGCAGGAACAGGTTGCGCAGATGCGAAGGGAGGGGCTTGAAACGCGGCAGTTGATCCGCGACATTCAGGTAGACCTACAAGCAAGATCACTTAGGCGGGATGCAACCGAAGTGGAGTTCCGCAACAAGATAGCTGAGATGCAGGTTCAGATGGCTCGGCAGAGATGATTGCAGAGGATGAACTGTCCAAGATAGTTCCTTATACAAAGGAGCGGATTCCCGACATTATCGGGCCACTAAACGAGGCAATGTACACTTATGGCATCTCGGACTCCACAATACGGGAGGCGATGTTCGTTGCCCAAATCGCCCACGAAAGCGGCTCGTTCAGGTACGTCAAGGAAATTGCCAGCGGCGAAGCCTACGAAGGGCGTGCGGACCTCGGCAACGTGGAACGAGGCGATGGAGTTCGCTTTAAAGGCAGGGGCTATATCCAAGTTACCGGACGAGCTAATTACAAAGCCTGCGGAGAGGCGCTTGGGCTTGACCTTATCGAGCATCCTGAGCTTCTGGAGACTACTGCTAACGCTTGCCGGTCTGCGGCGTGGTTCTGGTACATGAAGGGGCTGAACGAGTTGGCCGACAAAGGAGACTTCCTTGCCATTACAAAGCGAATCAACGGCGGAACAAACGGATGGAAAGAACGCATGGCTTTCTTCGATAGGGCAAAGCAGGTGTTGGGCTGCTAGCTTGCTGATCGGCTGCTCGACCATCCAGCACGTCCCCGTTGAAGGCTGGCCGGTGCTAAAGGTCATCGAAAACAAGGTATCGTGGCCGGAAGTCATTGCGCAGTGCAGCAAGTACGTCAGCCCGCTATTTTGGCCCCCGTTCGCCTGCGCTGAGATTTACGTGGAAGCCAAGGAATGCCGGATTACCTATGCGTTCGACTGGACTTTGGAGCATGAGCGCGATCACTGCGCGGGGATGGATCATCCGGGCGGGACTGAGATTGCTAGACTGAGGGACAAATTCAAATGAATCCACTATTGCTATCTGGACTGTTTGACATTGGGAAGGGGCTGATTGAGCGCCTATTCCCTGACCCAGCCAAGGCGGAAGCCGCCAAGCTGGAACTGCTGAAAATGCAGCAATCCGGCGAATTGGCTGAATTGGCCGCTGCTACCGATCTTGCCAAGGCGCAGATTGGAGTCAACCTTGAGGAAGCCAAAAACGCCTCTCTGCTCGTTTCTGGATGGCGTCCAATGGTAGGGTGGGTCGGATCATTCGCTTTGGGCTATGCAGCGATTCTGGAGCCATTTGCGCGGTTTATTGCACAGGTTGGATTCCAGTATAACGGGCCATTCCCAGTTATTGACACAAATATCACCATGCAGGTGCTTTTCGGCATCCTTGGGCTTGGCGGATACCGCACGATTGAGCGCGTAAAGGGGAAGGCATAAGCCGTTCCCAAGATTGACCCCTGCATCTTATGGCCGCGAGGCTTGCGCTATGACTGCCATGCTTATGATCTAGCGGAGCATGGCCTAGCGATCTTGGGCTGTGTGTCTAGTGGCTGGCTAGGCTAGAGTTAGCGGCCCCCGCTTATCCTTGTATGTTCATTGCTTTGTTCAGTTCGCGCCGCCACTCCGTAGCGTAGTCGCATTCGGCGTACTCGGTGAAAGCTGGCAAACCAATCGTCCAGTGAAGCAGTTTCGGCGTGGTAGGCGGCTTTGGGAACTCGGAAACTAAAAAATTCCATTCAGATGGCAACTCGCCAATATACTTGTCATCAATGAATTGGAACCTATGAAGATTGGCTCCGGTCGCCTTCTGCACATATTCAGGAGTAACCTTTCTCCATGCAAAATGCCCCGCGTTGATGAGCATCAAGCTAGACCAATTCTTCCTCGGCATATCCTCATTGACCGCCCCCATGTACTTCACCGGATGCTTCGTCTTGTAGTCATGCTGGACAACCTGCACAGCCTTCCAGTCATCCCGCATAGCCCATAGCTTCGCAATGTCGTCCTGCAAGATCATGTCGGCCCCGTCTGCGAATATCGCCCATCCTTTCCATGATTGCAGGTAGGGGATGAGGAAGCGACCGAATATGAACTGATTGCTACCGTCTCGCTGACCGCCCCACAAATGAGCTATGTTCTCGGTTAGCGGCGTGATGCTGACGGGGACTGATGCGCGGCTCCAGACTGACGAACAGAATACAGACAGCCCGATTGCCTCGCGCTGGTCTGAACCGCAGTAAAGTCTGATTGGCTCCATTATTCGCTCCATTTCATTGATTTCTTGACCTGCACCGGCTGACACTCCTTGACCGGCTCCTTAGTGTGATAGTCCCATACCTCGCGCCCGAAGAAGCCTAGCGTGAAGAAGATGCCGCTGCTTAGGATGGCCGATAGCAGAGCGTTGCGGAGTGCGTGGGGCTGATCTTCAATTATGATGTGCTTGTTCACGCGCCACCCCTGATGGCTGCTGCACGGTCTTTCCATTTCTTGATGGCTTTTTGCAGGTTCCACTTGTCCTGAAAGTATGCTGGTGCGTATGCGCCCCATTCGGCAACATCCTCGGCTGCTTCGTCCATGTTCTTCGCACACGCCTCCCGCTCCTCGGCGCAGGCTTGCAGGATGGCTTCTTCAATTTTTATAGCTACCTCGTCAAAGCTAAATGATTGCAAGGGGTCGCCCCATCGTGACGGGTCATTTGCTATTTCGTCGTTATTGCCGACCATACCGAATAGAATGGCAATTGCCAACTCACGCGCCCGTTCAGGTGTCATTTCTCCTCCACAGTAACGCCGTAGTCGGCAAGCACAGCGTAGTAATCCTCTCCGCTGCGAATTCGCTCTGCGATGGCATCGAACATCCGCGCAGGACCTCCTAGCGGGTTGGCGGCTTCGTATGCTTTCTTCGCGGGGCTGGATTGATCCTTCTCGAAAGCGTCCAGCATGGCGAGGAAGATTTCGTCCGGCGTCACGTCATCCTTGTCAATCCATCCTGCTGCAATCATCGCCTCACTCGGCTGACGAAGCGCGGCCAGCACGTCGGCTACTGTGGTGAGGGGCGTACATGCGCCACAATGCAGATCACCATAACGCTTGCACGCAGAACATTGCTGCCACGCTCTCGGCTCAATCATGCTTGGCTCCTCAATAGATAAACTACCCATCCGAGCAGGTTCGCGGCATAGCAAATCGTCGCAGTGATGAGCCATCCGTCATATTTGGCTTCAGTCATGCTTGGCTCCTATGGCGGCGTCTGCGTACTGGTCAGCCTCATCGTTATAGATGAAATACGTATCCATCGGCTTCCCGCGCTTTAGGACTCCGTTGTACCGCGCCCACTTCCACCGCTCCGCATCCTTCTCGTTCGCCAGCGCCCGTTCTTCGCACTCGCTGACGGTCTGCATCAGCCGCTTAACGTCATCGCGCAGGTCGGCTATTTCGACTTCCTGCCATTGCGAAGTTCCGAGTAGTGCGGCATGTTCAGTCTTGTACTCCAGCGCCCGGGCTTCGGCTTTCTCGGCGCGTTCGCGTTGATTCATTTCTCTCGCTACCGCGTTAACAACGTCCTGATAGGATTGCGTCCAGTACGGATTAGTCACTTCCATCGGCGGTGTAGACGTTCTGCTATTAGCGAAACAGGCGGACGATACAGCGGCCAATTCCATTCTGTGCTGTTCGTCATTGCGTTCCTTCTCCGCACGCAGTGCGTCATTCTCTGCGAGCAGTTCCGTATTACGCTGGATGGATCGCTCTATGTCGTGGCGCAGCGATGCGAGTTCGCGTTCGTATTCTGTGTATCGCTCGCAATCATCATCCATTTCTTCGTGAGGATGGCTGCGACGGCAAGTTTTCAGATGGCTGGTCAGGTCAACGGTCATTTGCCTTCTCCAATCTTGGCGACGACAGAGCGAATGGCGGTGGAGAGGTCTTTGTTCTCTCGTTGCCTTCCATGCCATTCAACACACCACACTTCATCATCCGTTCGTCTAGGCGGAATAACGCTGATCTGTTGCTCCTCAATCATCACCCGCTCCTCGGCCAGTGCGAGAAGGCGTTTGAAGTCTTCAACATGCACAAACTGAGGGCCATAGAACGTCTTCATTTCCGCAATGAACTCCGCGTTCGATTCGGTCACTGCGGCCTTGTTGGGGTCGGTCATTGTCTGTTCCTCGGCGGCATTGTGTAGCTTGCTTGTAGTTGGAATACGTCATGCTCTGCTGGTTCGATAGGAGCGCGCAATTCAGTCCCGTCTATGCTGACTCGCGGTTCTGCGTAGTGATTCCCGGCAGCAAGTCCAATGAATCTGAATGGCATATGGCACTGCGTACAAGCAATCTTTACGTCGGCTGTGAATCCGTTGATTGGGCCTCCTTCATTCTCTGAAAGCCTACCGACACGAACTTCCGCCTTAAAATCAGGATGTGGACACTTGGCCGAAGTGCTCATCCCTGCCCCCGCGAGAGGTAGGCGCACAGTTTTATAATTACGTTGTCAGTATCACTTAGTGGCTGCTCGGTAGCGGTTTTAATTGCCTTGCGTTGCAGATAGATTCCGTTGCCGAATTGAATAGCGTAGTAATCGCCAACATCCTTAACGGGAACGTCATCCGCCTCTCCCTTCTCGCTCACGGCGACGGGGACGCAGGTAAACCCCTCATCTTTCCAATACTGAATATCCTTAACAATACTGCCGGATGTTGGAACCCTCCCCTCAACAGATTTAATATATTCGTACCAAGTTTCTTCAATATCAGTGTCGATTAAAACAAGGTCGATATTTCCATCCGGCCCCTTGATCGCATAGGCGTTAGTCATGGCTGGCCCCCTTTATTTCAGCGTTGTTTCAAATGGAGCGGCAGATTCTGTAGGCAGCGGGATAATGGTGAACTCTACTACCATACCGGGGCGGTACACTTCGGCATCTCCTTTGGTTACCTCAATAATTATCGGATTCTTCTGAACAACAGAACTTGTCCCGTATAGGGTCAGTTCAATTTTATTCAGATGCCCAATCCCGATTTTCTCAACGTGACCTCTAAATTTAATTGTCATCACTTGCCTCCTTTCAGTTTGCGAATGTCCTCTGCAAACCAGCGAATCTGCAATGCACCATCGGCGTCCGCTAACTTCGCCGCCGCCTCAATCCCATCGTTACGCGCAGTCAGGGAGAGCAGGGCCATGTCGCAGAGAGTGTTCCAATCATTCTCATCTATGTAGTTGCCCGGATCGTCATTACGGATGTACTCGATCTGCTCCGCGCTCAACTGCCCGGATGCTGCGAATTCCTTGCTCATTTTCTATGGCTCCTTGTAATAGCGGTGCGATGCGATTGGCTCGTAACCGCGATCTTCACGCACGCTGCTATCGCGTCTAAAGTCATAATGACCTTGCGATATGTGCGACACATCCATCGTCGCCATCCGCAAGCACGAAGCGCACAGCATGGACAGTTCGCCCCGTACTCTTCCGCAGGCTCGGCAAAGGTCGATTGGCACGGTTAGCATTTGGCACGCTCGGCAAGCATTGCATCGGCAACGTAATATGATGAAGCAGCAATTTTTTGCATATCATCATCTTTAAACTTTATGCCATTCTGCATAGCGGCAAGAAGTTCAGCCTGCATAGCTTTCGCCGCAAAGTAGTCGCGCAGGGTCATGCCTTCCATGTGCCAAGTAGTGCTCCCAATTTGTCTCTCAGAATCTGTTGGGAAAGCCGGACCTCCATTATCCTTGCTCATTTCTTCCCCCTAAGAATCTTCGGCTTCCAGACATAAGGCTCAATCGGCTCCTTCAGCTTCTTCACCCGATTGACCGGATGGCAGACCCACTTCTGGCCTAGCCAGTCCTTTGCTTGCTCCAGCTTTTCGATGTGCGAGGGGTTCATGCTGCCTCCTTTAGCTTGGTCAGGATTGCTTCGGCTTCGTCATTGAAGGCGATGATCTGCTCTTGCAACTTGCCTACATATTCACTATCCAGCATGACGCGCTCAATGTACAGGTCATGTGGTTCAGCAATATCAGGATTGTAACTACCGAAATCCCACCAGTTACGCCCATAGTTCCACATCAGACCTTGAACTTGCGCGATATGGTCATCCGGCATCCCTTCAATCCAGCATTGCAAATGAGTCTGAGGATTAAGTGGGCATTTGAATTCGCATCCGCCATCCTCGTCTATAAGCCCGTCAGGACTGCCACCAACAAACGGAAACATGGAATGCTTGCGAAACCCCGTCTGCTCAACAATAGCCCCTGTACGCGACTCGTAAGCCATCCTAGCCATTCCCTCCAATTGCGTGCCGCGCTCCATTGCATAGCTGACAGCATGGTAGGCAGGCTTGCCCGTTAGCCGCTCGTAGACAATCTCCCACAGGTACGCCGTGCGCTTGGCTCCAGGTTTACCCGCTTTGGTGAAGTCCATAACGTCCTTGAAGCGTGAAGCGGTTATCATGCCTACCCGCTCCATGAGCCACGTTATTGACCCTTGAGCACCATCTTCCTTGCCCTGCCCAAACTTGGCCTTCTGCTCGTCCTCCGCAATGGCCGCTTCGATGATTGTGCGCTCGTTCATAGTCCTTCGTCCTCCACCTTAGCAGGCTTGGCCTTCAGAGCCTTGCGCTTTGCCGCCATTGCAGAGCGAAGCTGCTCATGGGCTTCAACGTCGCCTGCTGCTGTAGTAGCCTTGGCAATGTGCGCCCATACCTGTGCTGCGTCGGCTTCCGTAGCGCATTCGATCAGATGGTGCAGATTAGCCAATTCAGCATCGCCTAGCTTCTTGCCCTGCCGCCCATCGTCGTCCGCGCCATCGGATACCGCCATGCCGGTTGCCGACAGCAAGGTATAACGCTGCAAATAGGTCACTGTGCTGCCTACCGCCTGAATGCTGTTCTTATTGCCAGAATCATCCGGCTTGGCTTGCAGAGGGGTGCGCTCTGAATGACCAAGCGCGTGAGTCAATATCGCTGTGACTCGAATAATACCTCCGTCCAACTGCTCTGTTTCCCAACGATGCGATATACCAACCTTGGAGAGCGCAGCGCCAATAATGGAGGAAACATCTGCCAGCCCTGCGTGCTTGTAATGCGTCCTTCCTTTTTGCGTTGAGAAATCGACCGTTTTGCTCTTGAAAATCTCCGGAGGATTGTTCTTGAACTCGGTGAGCGCGGCGACAAAGGCTTTGCGTGCTTCATTGGCTTCGTACCTTTCGGCTAAGTCCATTAACGCTTTGATGGTCGCAGGGTCAGTGCCGCGCTGTACTGCGTCGGCTACCATCGCCAGCGGGTTCTGTGCTACGGCCACGGGCTTTTGCTCGTCAACCGTGATGACTTCGTTGCTCATACAACCTCCGTGAATTCGCCAGCATCATTAAGCGTGTACCAAGTATCGGCCTTGATTCCGTTGTCGCCAACCTTCGATGCCCTGATATGGCGAATGGTTCCATCATCAGTTCGGTTGATGCAGACTATCGCTCCAGAATTGCAGGATTTTGCTTTGCTGCAATAGCCGTTAAAGTCAGCCGCTACTCCGTATTCGCCCGAATTGGACGCCGCGCCCCTGTAGCCCGAATTGGACGCCGCGCCCCTGTCGCCCGAATTGGACGCCGCGCCACTGTCGCCCGAATTGGACGCCGCGCCCATGACTTCCTCATTAACAGAACCTTTTGCCGGTTTTGCGCGGTTCATCGTGTACTCAATTGCTGCGCTGATAATCCCCGGCAGATCAATTGATGCTTTGACGGTCAGCGATGAGGATGCGACCTTTGAATCGCCCGAATGCCGCGCAATATTTCCGGATGCTTCAACCACCGCGAACTGCGATTCTCCCGGAGCGTAGTAATTGAAAACGTCAAGCGGGTATTCGCAGGAGTGGAAGCCCGATTCACACGCGGCAACGTTGCCTTCGTGTGTGTAGGTCTGACCGATGGCGTACTGATAGCCACGGCATTGCATGTTCTTGTCGAAACCCTTGTAGGCTACGATTGCCTCGGTATCTTTGCTCATGTTTTCCCCTTGTGATTGAGTGCTACGATTGAGATACTGAACCTGTGAAACGATTTAGTCAACCCCCTTGCACAAATAATTTATCTGTGTTTATACTTGGCACATGACAAAGCCACTTTCAAAGTACAACCAAGCACAGCGCGACAAAGCAGTTACCCGCGCCAATCGTATTGCAACCATGCGCAACTCTGGCAAGACGTTTGATGAGATAGGCACGAAGTTCGGAATATCCAGACAGAGAGCGCAGCAGCTTTACAAGGCGATTACTGCTATGAGGAATGTGGCGTGAGCAAGAGAGATGACATTATCGCTCGGAACAAAATGGCAGAATTCTACGCGGTCATGTCAGGTCGCCCTGCATTGCATACCAAGCCGGTGCCTGAACTGAAAGAGCGCAAGGAGCGAGCGCCAAGCATGGAGCCTAGCGAGTACGCGATACAGAAGGCAACGGTTGCATGGTGGAATCTGCAATGCAAGGCGTATGGATTGCCGAGGTTCGCGCTATTCTCAGTGCCGAATGGGTCGTTCCTAGCTGGCGATGCTGTGCAAGCGAGTATCCGCAGCCAACGATTGCAAGCCACCGGAATGCGCAAGGGCACGCCTGACTTGTTGCTCATGGTTGCAAAGCAGGGCTATCATGCCTTGGCGATTGAATTGAAGAATGCGAACGGGCGCATCAGTCCCGATCAACACGAGTTCCATCACTACCTGCGCAATGCAGGCTATTGGGTCGAAGTGCCACGTAGCAGTGAAATGGCAATAGCAGCGATAACCAACTATCTTAAGGGGTAAATGATGAGCAAACCTGAATCAATCAAGATTGAAGATGTTGAATACGTTCGCGCCGATTCTGCAACTAAATGCGAAGGCGATATCAAAATTGTCGTGGCAGATCGTGGCTTCGTATTCATTGGCCGCGTCAAACAGGAGGCAGATTTTACTATTCTTGCCAACGCAAAAAATATCCGTGTTTGGGGAACAACGAAAGGACTTGGAGAATTGGTTTCTGGCCCCACTTCAAAAACGATGCTTGATGCGGTTGGAACAATTCGTATTCCCTCTCGCGCTGTCATTGCAATCATTGACGTGGAGCAATCAAAATGGAAAATGTTCTAACGCTTGACGGCTCCGGCTACGGCGACGGCTACGGCTACGGCTACGGCGACGGCTACGGCTCCGGCTACGGCTCCGG